CCCCCCCCTTTTACTGGGCATATGGGAGCTAATCTATAAATGTAATAAGTATCAAGAGAGCTATACTAGAGGGATTACAAAGACCCACCCCCCCTTATCTCTAAGAAAGTGATATACACAATTAACCAAAAAAATTTGAGGAAAAAATATATGAACATTGAAGATTTAGAAGATACTATGTACCAACTCGTAGACAAGGCTGAGATGGATTTAAGAAATGTGATAGAGCAGTTTAATGAGGCAGCACGAAATGGTAAGGTGAAAGACATTGATGATGAGGATGTAGCATACTATGAATTGTCTTATGAAGACTTAGGTTATGCCATTGATTCATTAAAGAATGGTTTAGATAATATACTGGAGAAATAACAAGAGAGAGAATTATGATAAGAAGAAAACAAGTCAGTAAAGAGATAGTCATAGATTTAACAGGGCCTGATGGTAATGCATTTTATCTATTGGCACAAGTGAGAAGTCTTGGTAAACAGATATCCTTATCTGAGAAAGAGATGAATAAGATTGAACTAGAGATGAAGTCCAGTGACTATGAACACTTAGTCAAAACCTTTGACCATCACTTTGGGCAATGGGTGGTACTAGAAAGATGATATACATTTTTGCATTACTAGCTTTGACCCTAATGGCAATGACCTTTCCGTTTCTATTGAAATTGGTATGGTATGGTTTGTTACTTTATCTATTGGCATTCTCTGTGATAGTCATAACTTTATTATCATGAGAGGACACTTGACAATGCTTGAAGTGTGTGTTATAATGGGTATAATAATTTACATAATGAGTGAGGTGGTAGTATGGATAACAGCAACAGTATCAGTAACATAGAACAATTGATTGATGAGATGAAAACGGAAACACTGAATGTGGCAGGAGATGAGTTTGGTTTGTTTGATTACAACAATCTCGATAAAGAAACTCGTGAACAAAAGTGGATGATACTTTCTTACATCATTGATATGGGTAAGATACTGCCAGAAGATGTGGGTATTATGTTTGAGAGGAATCCTTTCTTCTACGATTGGTATAAGAGAACTGTTATTTCAGAAGAACCTGTGGGTGAAACATACCACTAAAAATCGGCGTCTTATAAGTAGAGAGAATTATCGGAGAGAACTATGAAATATTTATTGATGGGGATGGTTGGACTTTGGTCGTACTACGTATTAGGGCCAAGTTTATCGTATGGGATGATGATGGCGATTAAACTATTTACGATATACTGTTTTTATGTATACGTAATGAACTACTTTTGTGGTAGGAACGAATCATGAATGAAAAAGAAATAGTGATAGAAAACTTATTTGAGAAATTAGCGGATATGATATTAACAATACTTCATAATGAAATATTGAGGGATATCATAGATAAAGTATAGGAGTGATAATTATGGTAAATGCAATACTATTGATAACAGTAATAGTCTTTTGGCTCGGAGCAGTTTATTTGTATTTTCTTTTTGATAGATTACTAGATGATGTAAGAACTATCAACGAAGATGTACAAGAGTTGAAAGCATTATGCAAACTGAAGTTGGAACAACCCAATCAGGGAAGTCCAGTAGAAGTACCAGATGATGAATTTTTAGGAATCTAATATGTCGTTAAAAGACTTGAGTAACAACCTTCAGACTGAGGGTGAGTTTCACACATTCACAAAACAAGAAAGAGTGATACGTAGACCTCTAGGTATTTCTGTATCCAAACGATTAGAGTTGCACACACTCATCAGTAAACACAAACACGAGGAAGCTCGTAAGACTAATGTTAAGGCATGGATGACCAATTGGTATTTGCACAAAGACAATCCTTTGGTCAATGATATATGTTTAAAGGCAATTGATATTGTTAAGAGTGTTACCATGCAAGACCAGAAAGGAAAATTCGAAAAGTTTTTTACATTCGATTGTTGGGGTGCGATATACGAAGAACACCAATACACTAAACCCCATACACATGGGCCTGCCTTATGGTCATGGGTATATTATATACAAGTGCCTAAGAATTCGCCACCCTTATATTTCCCACAGGCAAAACTAAATGTCTTTCCAAAGTCGGATGAGTTAGTTATGTTTCCTGGCCAAGTTATACACGAAGTACCAAAGGCATCAAAGATGGATGCCGAACGAGTAGTACTTGCTGGAAATATTTATCTAGATTATCGTAACAGTTAGTATAAATACTAATGCATCAAGCATGCTTAACAAGCTTATCTAATATATTATATGGAGAGATTGTTATGTCGTATTACCTTTTAGCAAAAATAATGTCAACACACCCAAACAGAAAAATCAATGGTCAATACAGAAGACTATACTATCGTGGACATATGCCTCACAAAGTTTAAAGTTACTGTATAAATACTTTCATGAATGAAAATTATTTTATGGGCCTTGATGGCTTCGTATGGTTTACTGGTGTTGTAGAAAATCGTAATGACCCTGCCAAACTTGGTAGAGTACAAGTCCGTTGTCTAGGTTTCCACACAGAAGATTTAAATGATATTCCTACGGAAGATTTGCCGTGGGCTCATGTCATGATGCCTGTTACTGACCCATCTATGCAAGGACTCGGAAACTCACCTAGTTTTTTAACTGAAGGAAGTTGGGTAATAGGATTCTTTAGAGATGCAGTAGAGAAACAACAACCAGTTATTATGGGTTCGTTGCCTGGCGTTCCACAATCGGAAGCAGATATCACAAAAGGTTTTAATGACCCTGGCGGTGATTATCCATCCGAAGAAATTATGCATTCAGGACATGGTTTAAATGAATCAGATGTATCAAGACTTGCAAGAGGTGTAGATGCAGAAACTCATAAGTCAGTTATCAATCGTAGAGATACTCTATGGAAAGGAATACCTACTGCGACCAAACCAAATGTATCAACAGTATCAACCACAAGTAAAACAGAAACTGCTGGAAGTTTTGATGAGCCTACACCAAGAGGATATAAGGCGGGCAACCCTGATTTAGTTTTTGGTGGAAAACAAATTGGTAACCCAACAGGAATCTATCCTTTCAATCATGTACACGAATCTGAATCTGGACACATCAAAGAAGTAGATGATACACCAGATGGTGAAAGATTATACACACAACATGCCGCTGGAACTTACGAAGAAATAATTGCCGATGGCACAAAGACAGTTAAGGTTGTCGGTGATAACTATGAACTGATTGCCGGCAAATCTAATATCTATGTGAGAGGAGATATTAATTTAACTTGTAGTGGAACTAAGAGAGAAAAAATTGATGGAGATTATATATTAGAAGTCGGTGGTGACTTCACAAGAAAGATACACAAGTCAGAACAAGTTAAGATTGGTGCTGGAGAATCTGGTGGAAACTTAGAGGAAGAAATAATTGGTAATCATGGATTCAATATTTCTAATTCAGTATCTGGTTCAATAGGTTCTACAGAATCAGGAACAGCAAAAGATTGCGATATCACAATTGGTGGAAAAGAAACTAGAACGATTGGTGGTACTTATGATATAACCACAGCTGATAGTTATACTCTAACATCATCAAAAGATATAGGTTTAATATCATTCAATAACATAACTGCATTTAGTGTTGCTAGTACTTCTATATCTGCTGGAACAACCATGACTGTTAAGGCAGCAACAACTTTAGATATTAAATCTGAAGCTGTCGGAACATTATTATTTACAGGTGACGGAAGTACAGTTACTGCAAACAATGGTGGTGGTACAGCAATCGAACTTACAGCTCATAAGCATACTGACACAGCAGGTCTGGCAGCAGGAATTACAACTGCACCAGTAGAATAGGAGAAATAATATGGCAGATTTTACAAGAGCAGATATTGAAGGAGCAAATGAGTTATTAAATAAAACTCTTACGGATGCTCTTGCATTAAAAGATTCACTTCTAGCTCAACATGGTGGAGATGCCACAGCTATTTTAAATGCAGTAAAAGATAAAGTTTCAGATTTAAAATCATCATTATCAAGCATGATACCTGAGCTACCTACTATTCCAAATGCAAATATGCAATCTGAATTTGCAACATTAGTTAATCTAGATTTAACAACACCTGCTGGGTTAGAACAATATAAATCACAGGTTTTAGGAATCACTAATAAATTTGGTACAGCAATGGCAGACAAAGGATTGGATATTGGTTCTCTTGCTACACAAATACAATCAGGTATAGGAGATGTTGGTGACCTACTTCCAAATCTACAAATACCAGATGGGTTAAGTATTCCTATTGAGTTACCTTCAAATATAAAGATACCATCTGTAGAAGCTATAAAAGAAAAAATAACTGTAACCCCTACACTTCAATTAGTAACTAAAGAAATAGAAGTGGTTACAGATGAAGTATCTGGAATGACAAAGGTTACAACAACTTCTACAGAATCTACATCAACAACAACCACACCTAAAACTGTTACTAGTACATCAACTAAAAAATTAATAAAGGTAAGTGAAACTGGTGGGGAAACTAGAATTGATTACAGCAGAAATGCAGATGGGTCATTGTATGATGCTGATGCTGCAAATGAAAGATATTTTCAATCACAACTTGCATTAAGAACTCGTGTCAGAGGTTATTATGTTGTTAATAATAGAAAAACATTTCTTCAAAGGTACACAAATGAAAAGATTGATAGACTTTACAGTCTAGTAAATGGTCAAGACACAGACCAAGTAGACAAAGGTACGGGCAAATTGATAAAAAAATTCTTAAGCCCCGCCTCAACTAGAAGATACTTTTCAAGTTATACATATGATGATGGTGGTAGGACAGATGAAAGTTTCTTAGAAGCTAGAAATATGGGTGATTGGGAATGGAAAGAAGATGATGGTTCAGTTATTTGGTATGATAGAAGATTTAAGAAACACAGATTAACTTAATATGATAGGACAAACTCTTATAAATAATAGTTAAATAACAAGAGATTATATATGTCTGCCTACAAAGATGCCCAAGCACAGAATGATATTAGTAGGAATGCTACACAATATTCTGATTTAGACTTATTCTTTGGTAAGAAACCAGTAGGTTCTGATATCAGTAAAGTAACTGATATACAAGCAGTTAAAAGGTCTTTAAGAAATCTTGTTAATCTGAATACATTTGAGAAACCATTCCATCCAGAAATAGCTGGTGGGATTCGTGAAATGTTATTTGAACCCATGACACCAATAACTGCTGTAGTTTTAACTAGAAAGGTAGAAGATGTTATTAACAACTTTGAACCAAGAGTAAGATTAGTATCAGTTAGAGCACTACCAGATATGGACAGAAACATTTATAATGTATCAATAGAATTTTATGTAGTTAACGCACCCACAGAATTGGTAGACTTATCAGTTATATTAGAGAGATTACGATAATGGCAGTAAATGATAAAAGATTAAGAGTAACTGAATTAGACTTTGATAACATCAAACAAAATTTAAAAACTTTTTTAAAAGCACAAAACGAATTTAAAGATTATGACTTTGAAGGTTCTGGTATGAGTATTCTACTAGACACTCTTGCATACAATACTCACTATCTAGGATTCAATGCTAACATGTTAGCAAACGAAATGTTCTTAGACAGTGCATCACTTCGTTCAAGTGTAGTATCTCACGCAAAGACTTTAGGTTATGAAGTAACTTCTGCAAGGTCACCCTATGCAACAGTTAATGTAAGGTTAACAACCCCATCAAATAATAAAACAATGTCAGCTGGTACAGCATTTACAACAAATGTTGGTGGAACAGATTATCAATTCGTTACCATTGCAGATGTAACAGGAAATAATTCAGGCAGTGCTGTTCAATTTGATAGTGTAAATATTTACGAAGGTACTTATGTTACAACAAAGTATGTAGTAGATACTGCTGATGTTGACCAAAGATTTTTATTGAGAGATGCTAATAGTGACACATCAACTTTAACTGTTAAGGTACAAACATCAAGTTCTAATACAAGTACAACTACTTACACTAAAGCAACAGACATAACACAATTGTCTTCATCAAGTACAGTTTACTTTTTACAAGAAACCGATAGTGGTTTGTATGAAATATATTTTGGCGATGGTGTGGTTAGTAAATCATTATCAGATGGTAACATTGTACAACTACAATATGTAATTACAAATAAAGGTGAAACGAATGGAGCATCTACATTTAGTTCACCATCAAGTATCGATAGTGTTTCATCAATCACAGTAACAACTGTTGCTAGTGCAATAGGTGGAGCAGATGCAGAAACTTTACAATCAATAAAATTAAATGCACCATTAGATTATGCAGCTCAAGGAAGATGTGTAACAGTAGATGATTATAAAACATTTACTAGAAAATTATTTCCAAACACTCAAGCAGTTTCTGTTTGGGGTGGAGAGGATGGTAGTTATGATACAAGCACAGGAGTATCAAGTAACCCAGAATATGGTAAAGTATTTATTTCAATCAAACCTACAACTGGTGCAAACTTAACAACTGTACAAAAGAGTAACTTAGTGGCGGCGTTCAGTCCATTTAAAGTTGCTTCAATTACACCAGTGATTGTAGATGCAGACACAACTTTTTTAATTTTAAATATTACATTTAATTATGATTCAACATCAACAACATCTACTAAAGATGAATTAGCATCTTTAATTTTTAAAACTGTTTCTAGTTATAATATAAGTGACTTACAAGAATTTAATAGTTCGTTTAGACATTCTAAACTTACAGGATTAATTGATGGTACAGATTCATCTATACTAAACAATACAACTACAGTTACTATGGGTAAATTTTTTACACCAGTATCTGCATCAACTTCTTATACACTTAATTTTAATAATGCATTTTATAATCCACACGCATCTCACAACACAGGTTCTGGTGGAATTATTTCTTCAACAGGATTTTATTTAGATAACAGTGTAACAACAGAATACTTTTTTGATGATGATGGTTCTGGTAATTTAAGAATTTATTCTATAGCTTCTACAGGTGTTAGAACATATTTAAATTCAACAGCAGGAACAGTAAATTATACTAGTGGTTTAATTAGTACAACTTCATTATTAATTTCTGCAGTATCAAATGTAGATGGTACATCATCTTCAAAGATTCGTGTAACAGCAATTCCAAATTCAAATGATGTAGTACCTGTAAGAAATCAGATACTAGAAATTGATACAATCAATACAACAACAGGTGGAAATGTTGATGCACAATCTACAACAGGTTTAGGTTACACAGTATCATCAACAGGTACAACTTCAACTACAACTGTATCGACACCTTCATCCAATCCAACTTCTTCGGCGTATTAGATGAATGGCAAAAAATGATTCCAAATTAGTAACTAAAGTATCGCCACTCATTGAGGGTCAAGTACCTGACTTTGTACAAGGGGAACATCCACTCTTTGTTAAATTTCTTAAACAATATTATCAATACCTAGAGGCAGGTAGAATTACCTACACAGGTGAGTTAGATTATTTAAGACAACAAACAAATACATTAGAATTTATTTTACACGAAGATGGTGAAAGAGTTGTAACAGAATCTGGTGCTGGTACTACAGGGTTATTTGTAAATGGTGAAACCATTACAGGTTCAACATCTAAAGCAACTGCAACAGTATTAGTAGAAGATGGTAGAAGCAAATATCTTTACATATCTTCTCAACAAAAATTTATTACTGGTGAAACTTTTACTGGTACAACATCTGGCGCAACAGGAGTTATGTCAGAGTATCGTGCTAACCCAGTACAAAACATTCAACAACTTTTAGAGTATGCCAATGTAGATAATACTATCTATGATTTCTTAGATAATATGCGTGACCAGTTCATGACTTCTATTCCTGAAACATTAGCAACAGGAGTATCTAAAAGAAATCTATTAAAAAACATTAAAGATTTATATGCGGCCAAAGGAACATCTGAAGGTCACAAATTATTTTTCAAAGCATTCTTAGGTGAAGAACCAACTCTACTTTATCCAACCCAATACATGATGAGAAGTTCAGATGGTAATTGGACACAAAGAATTTTATTAAGAGTTTCAGCTTCTGACAATGTTGTTGGTGATGAAGTAGTCAATCAAGTTATAACAGGAATATCATCTGGTGCTACTGCGATTGTCGTATCATCATCTACATTCACACAAGGTGTATTTGCTGTAACAGAATTTGAATTACAAAGTCTTGAAGGCACATTCCTTGATGGTGAAATAATTACAGCAACATCAATTACAAGAGATGTAGATGTAACATTTACAGTGTCATCACAAATCACTACAAGCGCTGTTAGTAATGATGGAATACTTAATAGTGTCAATGATACACTTAGTATTGAAAGTCTTGGCTCAGGAGTGTCTGAGGTCGTTGTAGAGGATATTCTAACTGGGTCTGTAAGTGATATAATAGTAGATAATGGTGGTAGTCTATATGAAGTCGGTGATGAAATTACATTTACTTCTGATTCAAATGATACAGACATCTCAAGTGCTACTGGTGTTGTTAGTGCAGTCGGTGGTGGTATACTACAAGAAACAGGTACTCTAGATAATTCAAATATTACAACTGATATAATTCATTTAGAAGATGCTTCTACTATATCATTAGTACCTTTTGAAATTGCTTTAGAAGATGGTAATTTAGTTCAAGAAAATATTACACCAGATTCTTCGACTACACAATTTACTCTTACAGTTTTAAATTCAAACACAGATAGTATTCGAGTTTATCGTGATAGTGTAGAGTTAAGTACAACAGATGTTGCAGGCGATATTGTATGGAGTGTAAGTGGCACAACATTAACATTTACTACTGCACCAACAACAGGTATACCTTATTTAATAAAAGGTAACTCTGTTAATAAATTATTATTAAATAGTACAAGTGGTTTGGCCACAAATGCTGGTCATAATTTATTAACAGATACAACACAAGAAACTAATGATGAATTTGGAACATTCCCAGACTTAATTGTTTTAGAGGAAGATACATTTGACACATTAGCAGAAGCTACATCAATTAGAAAAGTACAAGTAACTGATGGTGGTAATGGATATTCTAAATTACCTACATTAACAATTACAAGTACACTAGGTACAAGTGCAAGTCTTAAATCAAACACTACAGATATTGGTAGAGCAAATGGTATAGAAATTAAAGATAGTAGTTTCAGTTTAGATTCTAACAATCCACCAGATGCAACATTTAAAGCTCACTTCTTATTAAAAAGTATAACAGGAACATTTGCTAAAGGCAATACTTTAACTACACACACAGGAACAGTATCAGGTTGGGATGCAAACACACAAGTATTAAGTACTACATTTGAAAATGTAATTAGAACAAAGAGTGAAACAGATAGTACAAACGAAGGTATAACATTAGAGAATGTTAGACTAGAAGAATCTAATATTCTTTTAGAAGATGAGTTAGATTTTGATGATGGTAAAAACTTCTTAACAGATGCAACAGGTACAACTGAACCAACAAATACAGCAGAAACTTTTGTTGTTAAAATCTTACCAAAATCATCTGATGCAACAGCGAACGCATTTTATATAAATGGAGTAGAAAGTCCAAGACTTAGTTTAGCAAGAGGTAACACTTATATATTTGATACATCACATAGTTCATTATATAATATACTTACTACAGCAAATCATCAATTATTATTTGCCTCAACTATTACTGGTGGTGCTTCAGGTGGAACTGCATACACAACAGGTGTAACACAATCTTCATCTGCAACTATACCAATAGGAACAACAGGTTCTTTTATTCAAATAGTAGTAGCAGAAGATGCTCCACAATTATATTACTATTGTGCCAACCATTTAGGTATGGGAAATTCTTTACTTGTATTTACAAGACCAACAAGAGTTGATGGTATCGGTGATAGACTTGTAATAAATGCTAATGATAAGACAGGTGATGATGGTATATCATTAGAGAGTGGAACAGAGAGAGCAAGTGGTACAGATTTACTAGTACAAGAAAGTGGTCAACCTGTAGGTAATGCTGCAGCTCATGGAGAAACTTCTGGTGGAAGAATTGTTATTGAACATGAACATAGAGATGGTGGAGTGCCACACAATGTAGGTGACACATTAGCTATAAACAGATATCGTGAAAATGGTGGAACAAATTATGTTACAACTGAACAAGGAGTAACAGGTAATCCTACCGATAGATTAAGTACAGAAGATGTTGGAAATAATTTAGTACAAGAAGATAACGAAAAAATATTATTCGAAGAAGATATATCATTTGATAACATTGTATTAGATGGAACAGACAGTGCATCAGTAGATGCTGCTGATGATATTATAAATGAATCACCAATAGATTTTTCAAACAACAATGTAACCATTACTGATTCAGGTGGTGCAACTGCAACGATTGTATCTGCAGATATTTCTACAGGTTCATTAACAGTTGACACACAAAAAACTAATGTTGGTGTTTACAGTGGTATCGATAGTTTAGTTGGTGAAGACTTAAACAGATTACAAGATTCTTATTACTATCAAGATTACTCATACGAAGTTAGAGTTGGTGAATCACTATCAACATATTTAAACGAAATGAAAAAGGCAGTACACCCAACAGGGTTTGCAACATTTGGTAAGGTATCAATTGCATCACAAATCTCTGCAAGAATCACAGCAACTGGTGCTGGTGTTTCTGGTTTTGATGGTGACACAACAACATTCTCACCTGAACTTGCTTCTACATTCAAAACATTATTTGATGAACATATAAAAATATCACACAGAACAGCTGTTGGTATACAAGACCACGACCAACATATTGTATTAAATGGAACAGATGGTTCTTCAACAAATGCTGGAGATGGTATACTTTATGAAGATGGTACAGGAGAAACAGGTCATGGAATTATTGCATCTGAAGCTGCGAAAGGTATTGGTGGAGAAAGTCAAAGAGCAATTATACATTCTAGAGAAATTAGAATTAACAGTAATCCAGTTTCAAAAGTTAAAGATAATGTATTGTTACTTTTAGCTGTTCATCCATTTAAAGAATCTTGTGGTATCACATTAGAAAGTGGTTCTGGTACTTTTGCTGATAGTTTAGTATTAGATGGTGTAAGACCATTTGATGATAATGTACCTTTTACTTTAGAAGATGAAACAGGAAATATATGTTTAGAAACTTGTAGGCCTGGGGCAGGAAAATTACTTGCAGAGTCAGATAGAATTGCAGTACCAGATAGTTTAATACAAAATGAAAATGAAAAAATATTATACGACTTAGAAGACAATGATACTACACTTACATTCAATGATGTGGGTGATGTAATATTCGAACACATATTACAACCAGATGCAATTACTATTAGTAATAGTGATGCTAACTTATCAGACTCAATCGTTATGGAAAATGAAGGTGAGTTGTTATTAGATGGTACAGACAATTCTCAAACAGATGCTGGATTTCATATACTACAAAATACAAAAGAAACAACAGTCACAGAACAAGATAGTGGTATGATAGTATTCAATGGTACAGATGTAAATGGTGCTGATGCTGGTGGATTTATTTTAATGGAAGATGCCATAGATGTTGGTACAGTATTAACAATGAGATTAGAAAGAGATGTAAGAATAATATCATCAAACTCAAAAAGAGAAACATTTATTCTAGAAGAAACTGGAGTATTAATATCAGAAGATAATGATTCAACATCAGTCAACGATAGAATTATAAGTGATAACCTAAGTGAGTCTGGTGGAATACTCATGGAAGATGTCTTTGCAAGAAAACAAAATGATGCAATTAAATTAGAGTATGGTGAAGGTATAATCATTATGAATGGTAGTGGTAATATACTTTCTGCAGATGTAACAGGTTCTGTACTTGCAGTTCCATATGATGAAGATGCAGGATTTGCTGTAACATTTGAAACTGAATTTAGGGACCAACCACTACTTGCAATGGAAACTTTTAATGTTATAGGAAGTAGGGGTCATATACCAGAGGAAAACTTTAGACTAAGTTCTCAAAACGACACTAGTTATAAGTCTAAATATGGGTATACATCACATGTTTTGCCTGCTGAGATAACTGTTCGTACAACTGGTGATATTGCTCTTGAAGATGCAACGGACACAACACATGGATATTTGGTATTAGACACAGCTGCAAATGCTGGACAGAATATAGATTTAGAGGGAGCAACAGGAATAACATTTTAATTAATGTTACATATAACTTGTATAAATAATCAAAAGAATGGGAATAATTAAATGTCAGCAATCATAACAGAAAAATTTAGACAACACAATGCAGACCAGTTTGTAGAAAGCTTTACTGAAGCTTCAAATTCTACATACTATTTATTTGTCGGAAAGGCAACTGCATACACATCATCAACTACAGGGGGTAGTGATTCAACACCACCAGCTCCTGCTGATGCACCAGGCGATACAGAATTTTATGCATGGGATTCCATGTTAGCTGCAAAAAATGTAACATCAGGTGATGTGACATATGCAATACCAAGAAGAAACTGGGTAAACGGCACAATATATGATATGTATGATGATGATGTATCTTCATCTAGTACAGCAACATCAGGTGCTTCAAATCTTTACGATTCAACATTTTATTTTATGACTTCTGATTTTAGAGTTTATAAAGTATTAGACAATAATGGTGGTACTGCATATAGTGGTGCTGAACCTACATCTACCTCATCATCCCCATTCGAGTTAGGTGGATATGTTTTAAAATACATGTATGCTATTACAACTTCAGAAGCTGCAAAATATTTAACTAGTGATTTTATCCCTGTATCAAATGACAGTACAATTACTGCTGCCGCTACAGATGGTAAAATTGAATCATTAAAAATAACTGTAGGAACTGGATATACAAACGGAACATACTTTGCTGCAATCTATGGTGACGGCACAAGTGCTGGAACATCATCAGGTGGTATCGTTAGAATTACTGTTGCAAGTAATCAGATAGCATCATTTGGATTAACTGCTGGTAGTGATACAACTATACATGCTGGTGGAGCTGGTTATACATTCGGTACAGTAAATCTTGCATCTGGTTTTACATTCTCAGATGCTGCTTTATCAAGTGCATCTGCAATTGGTGGTTCTGGTGGAGTTATCGAAGTAGTTATCTCACCTAAGAATGGTCATGGTTTCAGTTCAATAAAAGAATTAGGTGGACACTATGTAATGTCTGCTACTACATTAACACAAGCAGAAAATGATGACATTACAACTAGTAATGATTTCAGACAAGTAGGTCTTGTTGTTGACCCAACAACTTTTGGTACATCAACAGTTGCTTCTTCTACTACTGCTAGACAGACATATGTTATTAAAGCATCATCTGTAAGTGGTGTATTTGAAGTAGATGAAAAAATTACACAAGCAACAACAGGTGCTGTAGGTAAAGTGGTAGAATATGATGCTACACTAAGTTTACTTTATTATCAACAAGAAAGATTCGGTGACTTTGGAACAAATAATACAACAGGTGACCACAGTGTGTTTACTGGTACTAATGTAATTACAGGTGCAACATCATCTGCAACATTTACACCATCAGGTGATTCAGAAACAATTACTCTTGCAAACAATAATACCATAACAACATCATCTGGATATGTTAACCCAGAGTTACAACCAGATAGTGGAAACATTGTTTACTTAGAAAATAGAAAACCGATACAAAGAGATTCCGACCAAACAGAAGATATTAAACTAATAATAGAGTTTTAGAATATGGCACAACTAACTGATTTAAATGTTTCACCATATTATGATGACTTTGATGAAGCAGACAATTTTCACAGGGTACTCTTTAGGCCTGGCTATGCTATTCAGGCAAGAGAATTAACTCAACTACAATCTATCTTACAAAAACAAGTAGAACGACATGGTAGTCACATGTTTAAAGAAGGTGCTATTGTAATTCCTGGCCAGTTAAGTTATTCAGATTCATTCCCAACATTACAACTTACATCAACATTTGCTGAAGAAGATTTAGTACTAAGTCAATTTTTTGATTCAACAAATCCTGTTACAATTACAGGAGCTACTTCTGGTGTTAAGGCATATGTTATAGGATATCAAGATGCAACTGCAACAACGCAACCTATACTATATCTAAACTATTATAAATCTGGTACAGATAATGTTACTGCAGTCTTTGGTGATAATGAAAATATAACTGCTGATAAAGCAATTACACATACTACAGGTTATGCAACTGGTGTAGCTTCGGCAACAACTTTTACAACTACTGCATCTGCAACAGGTTCTTCTGCATCAATAGAAGAAGGTGTAATTTATGTTAGTGGTCAATTTGTAAAAGTAGCAAAACAAACATTATTGTTAAGTTCTGATTCAGTTACCGAATCTGCAAGAGTAGGTTTAACAACAACAGAAATATTAGTAACACCTGAGGCAGATAGTTCACTTACAGATAACTCTAGAGGTTCATCTAACTATGCTGCAAAAGGAGCTCACAGATTAAAAATAGAATTAACACTTGCTAAACTAGATGTAACATCTACTGAAGATTCTTCATTTATAGAAATGATGAGAATAGATAGTGGTACTTTAGTATCTAAAGCAAGAGCAACAGAATACTCTGTACTAGGAGATACACTTGCAAGAAGAACCTTTGATGAATCAGGTGACTATACAGTTAAACCATTTATCTTTGATGCAAGAGAAAGTGTAACTAATACAGTAGAAGGTAAAAAATTTAGAGGTGTATATACATCTGGTGAGTCTACAGATGATAGTGGAACTGCTTCAGATGATTTACTTGCACTATCATGTTCTTCTGGTAAAGCTTATATAAAAGGATATGAGTTTGAAAAGTTAGGAACACAATTTAAAGATTTAAAGAAAGCAAGAACAGTTAGTACTGTTAATGCTGGAGTTACAAACTTAGAGTTAGGTAACTTTGTTAGAATTACAAATTTATTTAATACACCAGACATAGGTAATGTTAGTGGTGAAACAACAGCTTACAAACAAATAAAATTATTCTCTGGTGAAACAATTACTAGAGGTACTGCATCACAAGAAGAAGCAATTGGTGTTGCTCGTGTAAGAGCATTAGAATATGAATCAGGTGTATCTGGTACTACAAGTGCAGTTTATAAAGCACACTTATTTGATGTGCGTACATTTACTGTATTAACATTAAGTGGAGTACCAAGTCCAACACTAACTGCAACTCATTCAACAGGTGTACAA